TCTTCCTATCGTTAAGTCAACCTCCCTGACTAATACTCCAGGAGATAATTGAGGAGTTGCCATGTTTTTGTTCTCCGAAATCTCAGTTTCTCTAAAAAATATTTATTAAAATAGACATTTACGGAGAGTCAAAAATGCATGAACAATCAATGAACACTACCTATAATTCCACATATAGTCCATTCCACCACCTTTATCACCATATTCATCAGTAAACCACCTATCACCATCTTCATCTACAAAACTACTATCATCCATTCCATCATTAACAAATCCAAAAGGTGCCATATCTTGTTCTATTTGATTCTTCTGTTCTTCGTATAATCTCTTCCTTACATCCTGATCAGTAAGTTCTTTAAAATAATCCTGATTAACTAACCACGCATATATGACAAGGCACATAGCAAGATCATCATTACAACCTTCTTCTGCTTCAAATGAATTACTCTTCTGAATAAACGTTGTAAGTTCACTCATTATCTCATAATCATTAAAAATAAGTTTATCTGCTTCTACAAGAGTCTTTAAGTTAAGTGCTCCAACTTTCTTTACAGTCTTTGACATTTTGACTCCTAATTGAGTCTTTTTACCAGAAAATCCTTGCCCCACGATTTGCCCCGCTCTGCCTCTCATAGAGCACATAAGCAAGTTTTGATACTCTAGGTCATATTGGAGAATAGACGCAACCTGATCGCCCACATCATTGACCTCACAAAGAATATAAGCCTCATTATACTTCTTTGCTATCTCATGAATAATATTGGGAAAGAGCATTGGCTTTATTTCATTATTTCTATACTTGGCAACAACCTTATGGGGGAATTCTGTAATATCAGTAACAACAAAAGCAGAATAATCCTTTACAACTCCTCTAGCAACATCAACAGTCATTATATAATCATGATTTTCCTGCGGATCTTGATGAACATCTAAACCAGCACTTCGTGTCTTTGGATTCTCATATACAAGAGATCTTAATTTGGATGGTGCAATAAGAGTATCAACAGATCCTAAAAATTCACACTCAAACTCAACTTTAAACTGTTGGTCTGAAGTGTTTGCAATTGTTTGTTGTCGCCATTTCTCATCTCTTCCTGGAACTTCACTCCAATGAACATCTGTATGAACATATTCGTTTTTACTTCTTTCCGCATCATGCCACATGCGGTAGAAGTGATTCATTCCGTGCGGCGTCGAGACAATAATAACTTTAGTACTCTTACCAGAAGTAATAGTAGGATAAACAGAGGCAAAAAACGAATCAGCAATATGATTTGGAACGAATGCAAACTCATCCAAGAACAATATATTGAATGACATTCCTCGAACAGCTGAGGCACTAGTCGAAGCAGCCAGGATTTTGGAACCATTTTCTAACTCTAATGAACCTCTATTCCAAGACAAGACACCTTGCTGCATCCATTTAGGTACATTTTCATATGCCGTTTGTAAACGACCTAATAGTTCTCTAGCAGTTGCTGCCTTGTTTGCAAGTATACCAATATTAACACTATCATTAAAAAGCAAATAATGCAATAGGTATGATATAACAGTTGTTGACTTACCCGTCTGTCTGGGCATCTTACAAATGTTAAATCTATGATCGTGAAAATTCTTAATTAGACCTTCTTGGAAATCATAAGGTTCAAACGGCATTAAACCGTGGTCAAGAGTTACAATTTTAACATGCTGTTGTGCAAAGTAAACTGGATCATGTTTGCAAGCCATAAACTCAAGAATCTGTTCCTGAGTAAATTCAACTGGAACATTAGCTTTCTTTAGATTTGGATTACCAAGATAAATGTCATCAAGTTTCATAATTAGGTCATCACATAGTTTCCAAATCTTAGTGGTTCTTTTGGTTTTAATCCTTTCATTGCGTTATCATGATCTATTGTTTTTTTAACTAATTCTAGAGTTTTTTCTAATCTATCTACTTTATTCTCTAATTCTTTAGTTTTTTTGTCCTCCGACTTGGAGGAGTGGTTCTCCTTGTTCATACTCCGATACCTGGTAATTCCAGAGTTTAGCTCCAGGATATACTTTACCTATCTGATCCTGGACTTCTCTGCGTGATGGTTTTTTGACTGAAGGGAAAAACATTTTTATCATGTAGTTTGTTCCTCTCCATGCCAAATAACAGTCAATAATATTTCCTGTTGTGTTAGAATTTGGAAGTCTCGTTGCTTCTTCCAAAGGGTCTTCATATTTTATTGCCGATTGTGGAACCTTCATAGGTTCTGGTTTGACGACATCAATAAATTCAAACTCACGAAATGTGATGTCTCCTGTGGCGTCTTCGACCTTAATACCACAGTTATCTAATGCACCGATTTGTGCTGGAGACCATCCCATATTATGAATAAAAATAACAATACGTTAATTATTTATATGTTTTCTTCATCACAATCAGCGAAATCTCTGGCCATCGAACCACCAATCTCTGCTCCTTGATCCATACCAATCATCGTAGCAGCACCAGCGAGCACCCAACCCACATAAGGAATAGAGGCAATACCAGTAGTAGCAGTAGCGGCACCGATGCTACCACCGACAAGTCTTCCTGTCTGTTCTCCACCACCTTCTGCCTTAAGACACTTGACTTGGGCGGCACTAATGTTTCCCGAATCCCTATCCCCCAAGTGTTGGGATCCATCCATTGTATAAAGTTCTCTAGTCTTAATTTTTGTTTTACCAAATCCCAGAAACCCACCAGGACGATTAACATCCTTAGTGACCTCCATTACTAAAGGATCATTTGCGCGATAATTAATTGTATATCCCTTATCACTAGCATTTACCTGATAAGATGTATAAGGTCCAACAGGCAAATTAACTACAGGCAACCTAGAACGATTAGCAAGCATACCTATCATACCAATATGAGATATACCAAATATAGCTCCTAAACCAATTCCCACCAACTTAGTTTTATTAAGTGGAACCTTTGGTTGAAGATGTTGTCTGCGTTCTTCACGATTCATTTTACTATAATCTCAATAGAATCATCATCCATCTCCCACTCCTCTTCTACATTAATACCTAATTCTTCCAGCACATAATGTACAGCAGTTCTAACGTATTGTTGGGTGGATATATCATTTGACCAGTACTCCTGTCCGTTTACTAAACCATCTTTACTGATACTGATTTTTTTCATAATCTCATTATTAATACTAATAGTATAGCACACATAGTCAAATAATTGTACTATACCGTAATGTTATCTGCTTTAATAGTGACTGTTGCGGAAGATGAACTTTCCATAGTTACTTGCATTAATAAATTATCACCACTAATAGTTGCACTAAATGAACCTATCATGGAACCAGTGGCCACTGCACTTTCCTCAACAATTGTTGCAGTTGTGCCATCATGTATTATTGAATATTTACCAATTTGATATGCTGATCCTTGTGTAATTAATACTTTAACAAATGATCCACGATATGATGCATGTGCAATTGATAATACTGTTGTTGCACTTGTAGAAGAAACACTAGTATCTGCTTCTTGTGGGCCAGTTCCTGTTAAATTAGAACCATCACCAAACAATGTGGTTGCAGTAATAATACCACAAGTTACATTACCATTAGCAAATACAGTAGCAGAAGATCCAACATTAACACCACCTGTTGCAGTTGTTACTCCAGTTATATTGACATTACTTAAGAATGTAGCAGGAGTTCCTGTTTGAATATTGTCTGTAGATGCAACACCTGTTAAACCAGTTCCATCTCCAGTAAATGATGTAGCGGTTACAATTCCAGCAAAAGTAGCATTACCATTAGCAGAAATAGTAGCAGCAGTTCCAACATTTACTTTGGTAACTGTTATTGTTGGACTTCCACTTAATCCAGCAGCAGTACCTGATGTATTCTGATTACCTGCTTCATTTACACCTGGAAGGTTAATTGCAGCAGAACCATTAAAGTTTACTCCACCAATTGCTCTTGTAGTTTCCAGTATAGTAGCAGTAGCAGCATTACCTGTTGTATCTTGATTACCTGATTGGTTAACACCAGGAAGATTGATAGCAGCAGTACCGTCAAATGATACTCCACCAATATTTCTAGCAGTTTCTAATGCAGTAGCCGTAGCAGCATTACCTGTTGTATCTTGGTTTAATGTTCCTACAGTAAAATCTATCGTATTATCAGCATCTTGATATGCAACTGTAATACCAGATTCAGTATTGCTGCTGACCATACCACCAACAGTATCTGCAATAGTTTCAGCAAGAGATGTTCCTGCAACTGTGAAACTTGTTGCTGTTATAATACCACAAGTAATATTACCATTATTAGAGATAGTAGCAGCAGATCCAACAACGAATCCTTTTGCTGTAACTACACCAACAAAGTCAGAATCACCACTTGATGTAAGAGTAACTCCTGTTCCAATCTTAACTTTATTGGTAGTACCCTCGATAGTAACAGAACCAGTACCAATAGTTAGAATACCAATTATTCGAGCATCGCCCTCAACGATTAATGAAGTATTTGCTGAACCTGCTTTTACATTAAGGCCACCTAAACAAGACGTTAACCCAACAAATGTAGATACACCAGCAGTTACATGTAAACCTTCATTACCTGTCTGCTGTATTCCTTTGGTTGCAGTAACAATACCAGTAGAATAGATATCAGTTACAACATCATAATTAAGTGTAGATGCAGTTACAATACCACTAAAGTATCCATTAGTAGCAGTAATAACACCGACACTCATTCCAATGCCAGATACATTACCACCTTCCAAAACAGAATCTAAATCAGTTGATCCTTGAATTAATGTACTTCCAATTCCAACCCACTCACTACCATTGTAGATAAGTAAATTACCAGTATCAGGAGTTGCTTCAATATTAACATCATCAAGATCTTTAATATTAACAGCTCCACCACCACCCATTACAGATAGTTGTTGTTGAGTTCTATTAATGAATAAACGATAATGATCTGCTAATGCTTTTAGATTGGGGAATTGCTTATCTAATGGAGTTAAAGGATCTTCATTATCAGTTTCAGGTGGTTCATTTAAAAGCCCTTCTTGTATATCCTGTACTTCACTCTTAACTGCTTGTTGCTTTTCTTTAATCTCCTCAACTAAAGTTTTAAGAGATTTTAAACCTTCTTTAAACTCATCTCTAACTTCTTTTATCTCTTCATCATAATATTTTACTTCAGGGAGATTAGCAATTTCTTGTGTAAGTCCTTCAAAATATCCACCATACAGATCACTAGTTGCATCTTCCCTACTAATAAATTCTTTTACTTCATTAGTAATATTCTGCTTTAAAACGTGGAACTGATTAAGTAATTGCTTCTTTAATTTTCTATCATCATCCTTGTATCCATTCTTAGCATCATATATCTTAAGAGCAGATTCTCTCAACTCCTTGTATATCTTATCCTTAGTCTCTTTTAAATTCTTAGTTAATTCATCAATATCTGTCTTTGATTCAAAACGTTTTACACCAATATCTTCAGATAACTGTTGAACCTCTTGGTCGATTCTACCCTTAACAAAATCTAAGTTATCATTTAATTTTATAAAGTCATCATCAATTACACTAAAGGTCTTACCAATCCAAGAGAAATCTGGAACTTCATTAACCTTATTAACCCACTTAGGGAACTTGGGAATAGATTCTTTTACTGCAAGAATATCTTCCTGCAAAGATCTAACATCCTCTTCGTAATACCTTACTTCAGGAAGTTTATTGAGTCTATTTTCAAGTTCACTTATTTGTTCATCATAATATTTTATCTCTGGTATATCTGCAGCATTCTTATCTACTTCTTCTTTTAAACTATCAATCTGTTCACATATTGATTCTACTTCTACATCATATGTCTTCGGTTCTGGTATCTCTGGGATACTCTCTTTAATCTCTTCAACATATGCTGTAAGTTTCTCTAACTCTTCATCGTAATACTTTATTTCAGGTATTTCTGGTACAACAGGAATATCCTTTCTAACGTCATTAATTAAACGTAATATTTCTGTAAGGTCTACATCTTCCTTGACTAATTCTCCATCTTCCAGAACTTTATGCCCTGCAGGAATAGACTTACATTTTTGCTCATCATTACAAAAATATTCTCCTTCACCACAACTATTTTCTTCATTTACATCTACATTATTAATTTCATCTGTTTTCGAATGTAGACTCTTATATCTCTGCTTCCTTGCTTTATTAGTTTTCTTAAGTTCTTTATCTTTCTGTGAATAAGTATCTTCCTCGTTAACGAAGTCGTCAATCGAAGGTAAATCTTCTTCTTTTATAAAATCGTCTACTGATGGAAGTTTACTCTCTTTGAGCAAATCATCTAGTGACGGTAACTTATCCGACATTGTATGGATACTAAAAGTACTTTGGGATTTCTCTCCCGTTGTTATTTAGATTTCTCAGGTAGTCCAGATTTTAATAGTTTTTGTAGTTCTGCAGTTGACCCAACAAACAATGCGTTATTAACAGTAGAAGGACCTTTCTGTTTTGTCTCTTCTTCTACATCCTTTAATTTCTTCTGGAGATCCATTAACTTATCAGTTGCATCAGAGACACTCTTAATTAACTGTCCTGCAACCTCATATGCTCTAGGCATCTCACTCTCTTGTGCAAGTTCTAGAATACCATTAATTGCTTCCTGACCCTTCTCTATAATACTGTAAAGATTACCACGAGTATACTCATAATCTTTTTCAACATCATTCTTAGTAAGTCTATCGGGTTTTTGTTCGGGAGTTATCCCAACATTTTCCCTAGCAGGAACGATAGTTGACTCCACATTAAAGGCATCATCTAAATTAGTCATTTTCATGTAATAGTACCACTAAATCCAAAGTCATCACCCATCTCTACCAAATCACTATCCTCTGTTCCAGTATAATCAATACCCTTAATTTCTGCACCATTTAAATGATCAATTGCAAGTCTACCATCCTTACCTCTCTCAATAGTTAGTTTGTTACCAGTAATCTTAGTAACGTACATCTCTTCACCATCAACATCAATGTATTTCTTCACAGTAATTGCGGTACCATCAGCAACATTCATTGTTGTAGTAGTTGCATCAATATCCTCTGTGAGATTAGTAACAACATCTCCAGTATAATCCTTAGTTGCTCTTGGAGTAACAGAATATGTAATATCTCTTTCTGTACTCTTAGATCCACCAGCAAGATACCTGACGCTTGCTTTTTTAATGATGTCGGCAGTAGCAGATGTAACAGGACCAAATAGATATGTTTTTGCAGTAAATCTTAATGTATAAAGAAGAACTCTACGTGTTGTATAATCTCCTTCATAATCATCTTGCATTGTAACATTTTCTAAGACAATTGGTATATCTCTTTTCTCTTTAATACTTTCTACAAGTTTAACTGTTAAATTATATTGTGGTTGGAAATATGGTAATATTTGCTCTACAATCTGTAATGCATCATCGTTCAACTTCGTCATAACAGCAAGTTCAAATTGCATGTTATATGGAACGGGCATATATGCTTTCTTAGTATTTGTCCCGTTATCAGGATCCTTTACGGTAATCTGTTGAGTTGTTGTGACTTTTCTAGAAGGATCATAATTAAGTCCAGTAAATTCAAAGGACATTCTTGGTAATGACATAGCAACTTTCTGACTCAAATCAGGAGATTGCTCCAATCTTGCTAAAAACTTTTGAGTTGGTCCGTATGCCAATGGAACCTTTATAACAGCATTATCTTGTTTAATGCTAATGTCATTAAAAAGAGTACCAAAGGAAATAAGGGTCTTTCTAAAAATTTCGTTATAAAAATACTCAAACATTGTTATATACCTTGTATATTATATTTATGGTTGCCCGAAAGGATTACCCTCAGAGAAGTCAAGGATATCATCTGCTTCAATTTCAAAGTCATCATTATCAGCAAATCCTGCGTCATCAAAATTGGTTAAATCAATCAAACGTATAACCTGAGTTGCACCAGAACTTCCGCCTGTAAGTGTCTCTCCTATCTTAAATCCACTACCAGTAATATTAGAAACTTCCAATTCACTTGTAACAGAATTCCAAATTCTTACCCTTGCAGTAGTACCACTTGTGCCTCCAGTAATAGTCTCATTAAAGGAGAAATCTCCTGAACCACTGCTTCCTGGTGTAGAAATCGCCATCGTTGGTGGAACAGTATAACCCGCACCAGCGTTGGTTAAATGAATAGCAGAGATTGTACCAGCAGTACTTACAATTGCTGTAGCAGCAGCAGAAACTGTTGATACACCAGTAAAGGTAATTGTAGGTGATGTAGTGTACCCAGAACCGCCTGCAGTGATCGTAACAATACCCACAGTACCATTCGCCATCTGAGCAGTAGCAGCAGCACCAACGCCACTACCACCAAAGAATTCTATTAAAGGATTATCAGTATATCCATAACCTGGATTTACTAGATTAACTGTTTGGATTACCCTTTTATTAGGATCATCAATAGCACCAGAACATACTGCAATACCACCAAGTAAATTTGCAGTTGCTATACCAGTTAGACCTCCAGCTGGTGCAGAAGATATTGCTACCCTTGGAGCATAGGTAAAACTATTACCCCTATTTGTAAGGAATATTTGCTGAACACCACCATTAAGTTTCCCAGTTATAGCAGTTGCTTGTACAGCACTTCCTACAAGAGTTAACTTTTGAGTTGCAGCAGAACCAATTAAAGTTTCTTCACCATCAACACCTTCAACTGCTTCTAAGGTATCATCAATCTCATCAACCCCAGTATCAATAACCTCATCCTCATAACGGAAGAGTTCACAACGCAATTCATAAACATAAGTATTCTTAAGTTGATAAAATGGTTTTTCATGCTCTACATACTTGATTTCAAATAAACGATCTCCTAATGGAAAATAAACCAAATCCCCTTCTTTAGGTCTGGTAGATAATTTTACATTTGCCTCATTCTTCATCAAGGGAGAAATATAAGTTTCAAATCTTTCTTTGGAAATTATTAACGTTACCTCATTAGTTGCCTGAATACCAAACTTCGACAACATTGTTGGGTTATCTCCATATCCCTCAAAGTTATCAATATATGCTTCTATAGGATATGCATCATCAAATGTTGACTGAGTTACTTCCTTTAATATGGTCTTTTCTGAAACATATTTTCTAGGCATATAGTGTATATCAACACCATACATCCTTAGTTGCTCATTAATCAATGACTGAACGAGACTTTGTTCTCCTGATGAACCTTGCTGAAAAAACGGGTTAAGTGCCATAATCTTAACCTATCATATCTAACGGTGGAAGTTCGTAAGTGTTAGACATCATTTCACGGATCCTTTCCAATTCTTTTTCTCCATCGTCAAGGATTTGTCTACCATTTAACTCTACTCCACCAGGAAGTTTTACTCCTTGGAATTTAACAAGATTTTGCCCCCACTGCTTCTTCATAAGTGCAGTTAAATATGGTTTTAAGAATGAATCATTCCAAACTCTTCCATAATCATTTGGATTCATTGCTCTATAACAATCCATAACAATATAATCACCTTCTGTAACATTTGCCCAATCAACATCTAAGTATAATCTATCTTGACGCTTATTGAATCGTATTTGTTTCTGAGTGGTCAATAAGAAATTAATATCTTCAAGATATGTTTTAGTCATTGCATAAGTTAATATCTCAGTAGAACCCCAGTAATAGATATCGTTTAAAAATAACTGATATTTAACACTGAACATATTATTAGTAACAGTGTTAGAACCATCGTAATGAAATATTTTTGTTACTCCAATAACTTCTGGTGGAACTTGCAGATAATTACCAGTCTCTGTCCAACTAAATGTAGTTGTTCCTCCATCAATTGTTGCAGTTGCTGTAGTAGTAGTTACTCCTACATTATCATCCCGATCCCCACGAGATCTTCCTCTCTTAATATCAGTTTCAGTTAACTGATATTTCATAAATGTTGGATAGACACCATCAAAATGTCTTTCCTGAAAAAACTGAACTGCATCATCGATTAAATCTTCGCATTGTTCATCAGCGAGATTAATTTCCAGCACAGGAGCTCCCAATTGTCGTAGACAATATTGCTTTAGTTCTGATCTGGTGGACGGTTGGGACATTTATACTATACCTCTATCAATATTTATGGTGCAGATGATATACCTGGTTGGACTAAAATTGTTCCATCAACAATTTTATAGAAAGTCGTTCCAGAACTAACAATAACATCATAAACATATCGTCCTTCATTTAAGGTCCTAGAAGCAGTAGCTCCTAAAGAAATGTTAAACTTACCGCCTACAGCACTTGTAAATCCAACAGCAAAAGTTGCAGCAGGAAAACCAGTAGATCCAACAGCAACACTTTTGGTCATCTGAGACGATCCACTATAACCAGAGAAATCAAAATTAGCATTTGAAGTATCTACAACTTCAAAATTAGCCTTAAAGTTTGCTCCCCCAAGAAGCACTAAATTAGCAGCATACGCAACACCAGCATCTGGATCAAACGTAATCTTCTTAGTTGACATTCGAGACTAACTCCTTGAGTAAAGACTTAATTTCACTAATTTCACCTTTCAGGTTATCAAGATCAGTTTTCATAACATCCAAATCCCCCTCAACGTGAGTTGCTTTCTTCTTTTCAGATGCTTTTGCTGCACGACGAGCCATATACTGTTGGTATCCAACTGAATCGGTATTCATTATATGAGTCGATTCTGGATCCCTAAGTAAGTGTTTATGTTCTTTTACTTTTTGATAATCCATATTATGCTAGGGTAATAACTCTCAAATTGGAAACTCTTGGAACATAAGTCTGATTTGTTGAAGTAAGAACAAATTTAATTCTATATGAAGTAAACGGTGGTAAGTTGTTTGCTGTGAAATCATAATCAGAAAAAGCCAATTCAGAAGACATAAATCCACCTGCATCAGAAAGAGGGACCCTCTTATCAGGGTTTCCATCACTCTTATCTAGTTCAATAACCTCACCCGCATTATTCAAATTCTTATATCCAGGGAATGGGATGAATATTGGTTCAAAGTTTGACTTATCACTGATTGAATAAAATGCCCTAATATCTGAATCCTGGTTAATATGTGCCTGCATCATAACCTTAATAGAAGTTGCAGAACTTTCTAAAATATTCTCCTTAGAAATGTACATACATGCCGTAGGATCATCCTCCAGTGTACAAACTCTATTATCAGTAATGTAATCCTGCACAGGTTCGTCAACTCTATTCGAAACTAAAATTGCACTCATTCTCTGCAAGTCAATAACAGGACTTAAACTAGGATCTGATGACTGTAACCTAATCGTCATACCAAAAGATCTTCTGCCTGGGAAATTCTCAAATACATCATTGTTTATTTCATTAGTTCTAGAGGCGATCATCCTTGCAGAAGTTAGATAATTTGAAGCACCTAAAGTAACAACTTCATATCCTTGATCAAGGAATGGAAGATCAGCACCTTGACCATCACATTCTCCCATATTAGCAGCAGAAATAGTTCTCATAGTCGCACTTACAGTGGTTCCTGGAACAGTTACGTTCTGAATAGTTGGGTTGATGATCTGGAAAGGCATGTTCTGTGATGCCGTTGTATAGTATCCACCAGCAGATTTTGTATCATTACAATAAAGTACTGGATTACTACCTGCAGTAGAACTACTTCTATCAACAGCAGTAGCATTAACCGCTCCTTCTAAAGTGCCCTGTTCAATTTTAAGAGTATAATGATCAAAGGATAGTGGATCTGGATCCCTATCAGTGATATCACTTAATTTATGAGTTTTATTAAATCTAGAAAGAGAAACTCCACCAAGTTCATACTTCACAATAGGTGTTCCTTTTATATAATTCCTCTTATCAGATCCTCTTGTTATTCCAGTAAGAGTGTTACCAGAAGTTCCAGTATACTTAACAATTTCATCCCCAATCCTTGCTAATCCTGGGTTTGTTGTTGCAACAGAAACATTTTCAAATAATCCAAAATTACCATCAGTTTCAACACTTATATTTGAACTAGAATTAGTGTTATAAGGTAAAGTTATCTTTGTTGCAGGAACATCCGATCCAATCTCTTCTAGAGTTACTCTATTAAGTTCATGATGCATACCATGATTCTTGTGATCAACCGTAAAATGTAGTCCATCCTGAACCACAGTAATCTTCTCAGGAGCAACCATTCCACCAGTCATTGAG